GAATGAACCTTTACGTCTATACTCAGTCAAAGTATCTGGTCTTGATTTAACTGGTGGTCTTAGATTGCCACCTGTTGCTCTATTGTATCTTGCTCTACCAGAACTGCTTAAACCACCTCTTGGGTTCTTATCTCTTTTTAATAGACTAAATTTTCTCATACTTTTTTAAGTTCAACTTTACTGGTGCTTGTTTCTTAACTTTAAGATTGTGCTTTTTCATTAGCAAGTTCACAATACATTGATGACAAGCTTTTATATGTTGCTCTAATTTGTTTACCATAAGTCTTTTACAAAATATACATTTACTCATTTTTAACTTCTTTTAGTTCAATAACTTCTTTAGGTTCATCAACAATGTCATAGATTGGTAATGGTGCATTGTCGTCAGTATTTTGTATCTTGTCTGTTTGTCCAAGATAAACTTTACCTAACCACATAGCCATTATGCTTGAGTTAAGTTTAGTAGCTATATCAAATTGAGTTTTTCTAATCTTTTGTTTGGCTACATTAACCCCCTTTTCGTATGCTTCCAATGCTTCTTGATTTCTATACAATGTAGTCCTGTGGCAACCTATAATATTTGCAACTTCTTCTTTGGTACACATATAACTTGCTAAATCTTGTATTTGTTGCAATACCTTAGGAGAAAATTCAAAATTGGGTCTCCCTATCTTCTTTGGACTGTCTATTACTAGTATATCTTTACCCATATTAACCGACTATGTTCGTTAAATGTTCTATTAAGCTTTTTTTAACGATTTGTAAAGGAACTCTAGTAAATCTTGGTTTTGATATAGGATATGACAAAGTCCATTAGCTGTTGAATTACATACTAGTTCTTCAGCTTTTGCTGATAAGTCTAGTTTATATTCGTCATGGATTAGATGGCAAACTTCATGGATTATTGTGTTAGCCATTTGTATATTGTCTAAGGATTTGTCTAAGGTAAGTGTATTGGAATCGCAGTCAAATTCACCGAAAATCTTTTTCTTAGATGCTTGTTCTTTGTCTATTAAGTTTAGATTAATAATCCTGCTTCCAAAGGTTATTTTATCTAAGTTCATTTTCTTTTAAGTTTCTTTGCTATGTAAAGGTTTTTAACAAAGCTGTTTTTCTTGCCGAACTTTTGACCAGCAGAACGTCTTGCAGATTTATAAGCTTTAGATTTTGTGTTAAATGGTTTTGGTCTGCCAAGTTTAGAGGGTCTTTGTCTTTCCCAAATAGGTTTTTTCATTTCTTTTTTCTCGGCATCTTTAATGGCTTTGGTCTATAAACTCTATAAGTTCCTTTGGTCTTTACTTTGTTTGTGTAAAGCTTGTTTAATGTTGTTGATGTAGTCTCATTTGCCATTATATTTTGCCTTTGTATTTAATTAGTATCTGCTTAACATGATTTGCGTATTCTTTGCTAGTGCTAAAATTATCTAATGTATCTGCTAAAATCATTGGGTCTTTTGTTCTATTTCTTACAATTCTAAATTCTTGGTAATGATGATTAGTGTTTAATAGGTTAATGTAGAATTTTACTGATTGGCATTTAGTTTTAAATGTTTTAACTCGCCAGCTTATTGATGGGTCTTGTTTAAGTGGCAACATACCATTCTTTGACCATACTCTTATGCCAAATAAGTTTCCACCTTCTGTTGCAAATCTTGATGTACCAAAATTAGATTCTACGATTGCTTGTGCTATAATTAATGATGATGGTATTTGTTCTTCCTTCCTTATCTCTAGGTTATGAAAAGCAATACATTTCTGCATACTTGAAATAAACCTTTCGCTAGATATATTTTCAATTTTGGGTTCTGAGAACCCTATTTTTCTGATTTCTTCTATTGTTTTCTGTCTTATGATAGACTTGGTGTGGTCATTCGGAAAGAATGTGCCAAGCACAAAAACAGAAAACAAGAATAAACAGACAATAGAATAGTCCCATAGTTTTATACTAAGTATTTTTGAGTTCATGTTAAGGTTATGATAACCTTCCGACTTTGCAGTCTATCTGTGATTGTTATTCCTCGTCAGAATCTTCTTCGTCATCTGAGTAATCATCATCTGAATCATCATAATCAGATTCATCATTCTCATACTCATCAAGACTTGATTCTAATTGATCTCTAAGTTTAGCAATCATATCTTCCATTTTTTCTAATTGCTTTAGAGTTTTTTCTATTGTTTTTTCCATAACTATTTCTCCTGTTAGTTAATGGCGAATCACTAATGATATTTTAGGATTAAGTAAATATATAAATTTTAAAGGGGGTAATGTTTCAACCCCCATGCCTATATAGTTATTTGTACTTATAAAGATATTATTGTTTTATTTCAAGAGTTTAATCTGTGCAAAACCCATTTTTCGTAATCTTCTGCGTCAAGTTTTTCACGCATAATTTCAAACTCGTTTTTTTCTCTTGGTTTCTCAATAATCTTGGTTTTTAAGTCTTGCAAGGTAGGAATGGTAATTTTCTTTGGTGTATTAGACATACTGCTAAGACTTATATCATTATTTTTACTACTATATAGTATATTAGTATTAGTTGTTGTTCTGTTTGTTAGTTTTTGGTTACTTTGAGGTTCTATATCTTGATATTTGCTATATTTTACAATGGTATATATGCTTAAATTTTTGGTTAGATTTTGGTTAAGGTTACCTGACTTCTTTAGATGTTTAATTATTGTTTTAATGTTCTGCGTTGATACATTAAATTTCTTAGCTAAATCTCTATAAGCAATAGAAACCTGACCACGATTTAAAGTTAATTTCTTTTTTCTATAAACAACCTGAGTAGGTTTGTGCGAAGCCATAGCAACCAAATAAAGAAATACAGCAACTTCTAATTGATTATTAAAATCTTTAGAATCGTAAATCTTCCTATGTAAAGCTATCCAACCATCAGTCATTTTTACCCCATTGATCTGCCATAGCTTCTGCAATTCCTTCATAAAATCTACTTCTGACTTTTCCTCTTATTGAACTAGGAAGTCTAAATGTATCATAATGAAATTTAGACATTGTATAACCATTTTTTGTAATCATTTCTGGTTCAACAATATTAGTTGGTATAAGTTTTGGTAAATTTTTTAACCACAAACAAGTAGTTTTTCTAACTTTATGTCCATAATGAAATGGTTGTATAATTTGCGTAGGTTTTTTAATTTTTGTTGAAATAACACTAATTGGATTTTCAATGGCTATTTTATTGATTGGTGCGTTCATTAATTTTTTTACAAATTCTAAAGATTCTAATTGTAATGATATTGGTTTATGACCACTTGAAAACCATCTAGCACCGGAAACAGCTAAATGTGTGCATGGTGGGTGTGCTATCATTAAATCCCAATCTTTATCCAAATGTTTTAATATATCATCTTGAATATGATTACCTTTTGATTCAGTTGGTAAAATATCGCAACTCCAAGCATCATGTCCAAGCTTAGCAAAAGCATCTCTTACAATTCCACTATATTCACAAGCAACTAAAACTTTCATTTAACTTCTGCCTTTACTAAATCAATTACTTTAGCTGTAAATGATTTTAGTCCATTTTTGTTTGTGTCTTTAACAGCAGAATAAATTGTGAACCAAGATTTTTTATATGCTTTGCCAATTTCATTATAAGATAACTTAGTTAGTTCTCTAATGACTGCTAGACAAACTTTATTGTGTGGAACTTCAAAGAAATCTAATTCTTTATAAAGTTTAGGATTGCAAAGAACCTTTTTTGTTATTTCGGATATGTTGCCGATAGTCAAGTTTACCATTGTATGCACCTTCCTGTTTGGATTGGTTAATTTTATTACAAGGAGATATACTAGCTATCTTCATAGAAATCAATATAGGATTTATATTATATTTTTCAAAGAACTCTAATTCGCCAATAAGGTGTTGTTGGGTATGACAAGTAAAGCACATTGGAATACAGAACCTATCATCTCTTATTCCTTTGCCTACATTACCAACTTTAGGAATAGAACGAATATGACAGCATTGAACCTGAGTATCGTTGCCACAAACTACACATGGAAAAGAAGCTACGAACTTTTGATGCTTAACAGATGTTATTATGTTTGCCTTCGCAATTTGCATTACTTATATTTTTTAGCTTTTTTCTTTGCAGTTCTAGCAACCGACAAAGCAATAGCCACAGATTGTGAACGTGATATACCAGCTTTCATTTCTCGGCTAATATTCTTACTTATTGATTTTTTAGAATAACCTTTAATTAATGGCATATTATCTCCTATATTACGTGGGTAAGGGAAGGCACTTACCCACAATCCCTAGTATCAAATATAGAACAAAATAGCAACGATTTAAGTCATTGATTTTAAATATATATATTTTATATAAATTATCATTTTATAGTTGATTTATTATTATATAGTTATTATATTGTTTATATGGAAAGCAAATTAGCAAAAACAAATCTTAAAGTTGGAGACAAAGTTGAGATTTACCTAAACAAATCAAAATTACATTCTGGTTATTTTGATGTTTGGGTTGATGGTGAAGTTGTTGGATTTACTGCAAAAAAAATCAAAGTATTAAACTTTGGAACAGCAGATAAATTTAAAGACCCTAAATATCCATTAGCTTACTACTTGCCAAAATATGTTAGAAAAGTAAACTAAACTAAAAACAAAAAGGGAAAATATGAGACATATAAAATTAATGCACTTTGCTGATACAGCAGATGGCAAAATAAGAATAAGATATACAACAGATGAAGGAGATTTAATCAATAAACCAACTCATTATATATCTTTATTTAAAGGTTATGATCTGCTTGTAGCTATTCATGGCAAAACAAAAAAAGAAGTTAAAAACAAAATTGCCGAATGGATAATGAAAAACAAAATACAAGATATTATTATACCAAAATACGATTTAAACTTTTAACTAATATGAAAAAAGAAATAGCCAAATTACTCAAAGCATACCATAAGAAATGGGATTGCTTTGGTAGATTAATTAAATGCAAAAAAAAGAAATAAATATGATTTTTTCAATGACTGATTTTGAAATGCAACTTGTATTAGCTTCATTAAGAAAAACTTTAAAAGATAAAGTTATGGAAAATAATAGATACAATAGCAATTTAAAAAAACTTGAAATAAAAATAAACAGAATGATTGAAAGGCAAAAACCTTATGCTTGATACAATTAATGATTTAGGATTTTATTGGTTTTGTTTTGCAGTAATATTAACAATTATAATATGGGAGTTAAATAAATGACTAGAGAAACTAAAGATGGAATAGGATTTGTGCTTGTGTTTGTATTAGGCACGTCAAGCATAATATTATTAAATTGGCTAATTAATTAACTATGAAAAGAACTATTGATATTGATATATTAATTGCCTCAAAAAAATTGATAAGCAATTATTTTATAATGCTTGAATTTCAAGGAACTAAAATATCTAGTTATGACAAAGCAATTTACAACGCATTAAAACTAGCTATAAATGGTAAAAGCAAAGATGAACTTTTTAAAAAAAGATAATAGTAAAGCTTTAGGCGATTCCATTATGCGTGTTAAAATGGAAGAAGCTTTAAAGAAGTACCAAGAACGATTAGAAAAACAAAAACTGGAGAAGGCAAATGAAAAACAAAAAAAAGATTGAACTGCATTACGCAGAAAAGCATTTAAAAGAATTAATTAAAAATAATCGCTTTTACACAATTCTTGAATACATACTTGAAGTATGGAAACACAAACCAAGAATAAAAAAAATAGACATAGCTAATATTGTTACTATGGACTATCTTAATCAACAAACAAAAGAGGGAAAAAACAATGAGAATAATATTAAGTTTATTAATTTTAAGCTTAACTAGTTGTAGTACGTACAAGCCCATAATTGATTCCAAAGGGAGAGCAGGTACTTGGAATGAACCTAGAGCAACTGAAATCACAGATGACATTCAACATTGTACTATGTTAGCTGACCAACACATAACAACTAGCATGGAGATACAAAACTTTATAATTTTGAATATACTTAGACCTGCAAGTTTTGGAGTTGTTTCTGTGCCAGAAGATACTAAAAAAAATTATATTAAAAACTGTTTGAAAGGAAGAAATCATAATGTCATTAATTAAAACAGTACAACAAGAAATAGATAGACTTTATTTAGAATCTAAAATGAATAGATATATAGTTTCTAATGAAGCATCACTTTACTATGATTTATGTTCTGTGGTTGATAAGACAATAACTTTAGATGAGTTCTATAAGTTGTTTCCTTATCACAACCCAGATATAAATTCTGATTACTGGAAACAACAACACAACAGATGGAAGGAAATATGGAAACAAGACGCAGTATAAATGAACGATTAGCAAGTAATCTTAGATTCTTGCGAATTAATACAAAGGTAGAAGAACCACTAGGAAAAGTTAAATATATGTCGCAAAGACATTTAGCTGAGTT